CCGACTGCTATACTTTCGACTAAATCCAATTCAGGATTTGAACGCAACAATTCAAACACAGCATCGGCATTGCCTCCATAGAGCACGGCAATATCAATGAGCGATGTTTTATGTGTTACGGTGTGTGTCATGGTATGATAATTATATTTCCGTTATCAATTTTAATGTTTGAGACTTGTTTGCCGTCGCGTTCCAAGTTCACTTTTACGCGCTGCTCAATGCGCACGTTGCGCTCTTTGGCGTTTATTGCCTGTATTAAATAAGGTCCGAGTAGCGGGTCGGACTTCAACTCGCCCTTCGAGAGTGTGAGTATCAGTTCTATATCTTGCACCCACGCATCGCCGAGTTTAAAGTCGCCGTTTTCGATTATCAGGTCAAACGTATCGTCTAATAGTATGTCGGTATGGTCAGCCATGCGTTATGTTTTTATTTTCTATGTTGGATAAATCCGCCGTTTGCAAATTTGTAAACTGTGCGGATAGTAATTTGAGAGCCGCGCCGCCGTCATTCGGTACTGTAATCCAAATTTTAAAAGCGTTTTGAATCGCTTTTAAAAGTATATTCAGATGTTCTATTTGTCGGCTTAATTCTTTGGCATCGACTATACCTCCGTAAGCATCACCGTTTAGTTTTATGTTTTCGGCGCGTATTTCGTATCGTTCTACGGCATCTGCCCAAATCAAAAACGCCGAAGTGTTTTGATTTTGAATGATACCGACTAAGCAGTTTGCGCCTGTTTTCGGAATGGTAAGTAAGCCGTAGCCGTGCATAGACAATAACACATCAAAGGTTTCAATACCTTCTGATGATTCCACGGTGCAAGTTTCTGCATCGGCATCGACATCGGTAACAACGGCGCGAAGGGTTTGCACCGGAGCGTTGCCGCTTAATTGTCGTATGGCTTGTTTTACTTTGTTCATGCGCTTGCTTTTTTACCTATGGTTACGGTTCGGCGGAATGCCGGACTTGAATCAAATTCTGTCGTAACGGCATCCACATAGTATTTGCCGTTACGTTCCGGATAGTCGCGGCTCGTTAAATTTGCCGTATATCCATGTGCGACAAAGGGCTGTCCGAAAGTTACAAGCGTGCCTTCGTAGCCGTCTGTTTTCATGCGTTCCAAATCGTCCTGTGCACGTTTTTTTAGTTCCGATTCGGATTTCACGTTTCGGTATATCAATTTACTTTCCACACCGTCATCATCGCCGACACTCACTTTTGTAGTCTTACCGTCGGCATTAAAACTTTCTGCGGTTACTTTAATGCGCAAATCATCGGCATACTTATATATAAGGTCATGCGACACAATATTTTTCTCAAAATCGTAATTTACGACTTCGGTATTATCGGTATAAATCTTGCCGGACACTAAGGTTTTACCTTTAAAATAACTGTATATCGAAAATTCCGATTGCAAATATTCAAGCGTTCCGGCAACGGTGCTTTGTTCTATTTTAACCGCGCCGAGTGTAATGTCGGCAATATCGGTGTTGTAATCGTCGGGCAATATGTCTGCAATAATATCTTTAAGCGTGGCAAATTTCCAGCTTTTATTGACGCGAATTTGTTTCAGTGCATACATGTAATCTTCACAAAGTATGCGCACGGGAACATCGGTAACAACTTTGGCAATCACGCCTTCAAATTCTTTGACCAGCTCGCCGTTGTAACCGAGTGCGATAATTACGGCATCGCCGCGTTTCAATGTCTCATGCAAGGAATTATCAGAGAAATACGTTTTTCTCGGAATCACAATCTCAGCCGTATCGGTCAAGTTTTCCCATGAACTTTCAGTCACAACCGAGCTTACCCGCGCGACAAAAATTTCGTCTCGACGGCTGTTTTTCGGGAACCATATATTTGCGGACATTACATTCATAAGACCAATTCTACGGGTTCGTTACTGATACAGGTCAAGGCAAAGGGGCGCACATACGGCTTTCCTTTTATTTGCGGCAATTCAATATCGGTTATGTCTAACTGATAGATGCCGAGCATTTTGAAATAATCACCGACTACGTTAATACTGTCGGCAAGATTCTCAAATTGTAAGAGGCGTTGCAGTTGGGTTTCTACATCGGTTTTGTCGGGGATGATAATGCCTTTGATTGATATTTGCCAATCATCAAAACCGTAAAGCTCTTTTACGCTGCCGTTTCCTCCGTTTATGTGCGTTATGCTTATATTTTTGTTTCGGCGAAAATCTACCAGTGTGCTGTAAGGCAAATCCCAGTCGGCAAGCGATACGGTTTCCACGATGCCGCGATTGAGCCGTCTGTAATTTCCGCCTAAAAATGTAAACGGAAACATAACAGGCGTTCCGATATAGGAATACACTTCAGCCGGCATTTGACTTGCATTTGCCTGCGGAAACAAAATTTGTCCGCGCTCGGCTTCGCGTGCGGATGCAGCCTGCGGGAATCGCGGTGTGCGCCGAAATTCGGTAATGCCAAACGCTTCGGCAAACAAGGATGATATGTCTATGCTGATGTAACTCATAACATAACAGCGGCATCTCTGCCGGCATCTACAATTGTATCTTCCACAACTTGTCTAATTTGCCTTCTAAGTGAATCTAACTTTGCACCGGCATCAAATTTATTCGTGATGTATAAATTCATTACAATGCTTTTAGCACCCGAACCGCCGCCGGAATAACTCTTATCGGAACTTCCGCTTCCGGCAGTATCTCCTGCCAAATGTTTTTTATCATCAAACAAACCAAGTGCTGCCGACGTTGAATCTGCTGAGACGGAACTCTCGGATATCTCGGAACTCTCGGAGCTTGGTTTACTTGGCTTACCCGGTGCCGATTCTTTGGATGTAAAGAGCCAGTCAAATACACCTTCAATAGCCTCTCTGATTGGCGTGATGAGTTCTGATTTTACAGTGTCCCATACAACCATAAGTTTAGCCTTCAATCCGGGTATGATGCTGTCTAAAGCATCAATTAAATATTTGAACGGATGATGCGCAGCAATCCAACTTCCCAAATCCAAAAACCAACTTTTTAAATCCAAAAACCATTTCTTTAAAGTATTGAATCCTGATTTAAATGCTGCAACAATTTCATCCCAATTGTCTATTATTTTTCGAATTGCATAAGCAATTGCAATAATCGGCAGAAACATAGCAATAATAGGAGCGAGCATTATTTTAAATACACCGGGCAGGCTTTTAAACCATTCCACAACCTCATCCCAATACACTACTAATGCTGTTATTGCGGCAACTGCTGCCACAACTGCGATAACAATAAGACCAATCGGATTTGCTGCCGCTGCAATATTGAATCCGGTTTGAGCTGTCGTTGCGGCACCCAGTGCCGGCACTAACATTTTAATCAGTTTTCCTGCGATGTCTTTTAAGCCTTTCCCAAATCCGCCGAACATTTGTCCTAATCCGCTAAATGCCGGTCCCATTTGAGCTACCGCCATAGTTCCTTGTGCCGTAAATTGAATAAACGGCAGCCATTCCTTTGTAGTGTCAAATATAGCCAGCTTAACGTCTGACATCCATCCGACAAATTTTTCTTTTGATTTTTGCCATTCCGTAGTCTTATCTTCCATTGAAGTTAAACTGGCTTCGTAATCTTTAAATGACAAAATAACGTTCTTAGCATCTTCGCCCACACCGCCAAACAGCTTACTGAGCACTTTCATTTGCGACGATTTGTCTAATTCTTCAAGCCCTTTGGAAATCGTTTTTATTGGGTTTATAATATCTCCCGAACTGACTTGGTCAATTAAATCAGCCGATGCAATTCCCATACTGTTCAGCAAGTCTATTTGTTCTTTGTTCAAATCACTTAGTCGAATGCTTGCTTCTTTTATACTGTCTATAGCTTTGTCATCCCACACACCTTGCTTATTTGCCTGCGCAATGATTGCCACCATCTGGTCTGCGGATACGCTCATGTCTCCGATTACCGACGGATATTCGCGCATCTGGTCAATGAAATTTCCGTTCAGATTTGCGCCTTTTTTATAGCCTTCTTTTATGATTTTTAGGTTGTCTTCAAATGTGCCGCCTAAGTTCTGTGTCATCGCGTTTGCAGCTTGCACAATTTGCATCGAATCGTCGCCGTAAATTTGTCCGAGCTTATACGCTTCGTCTGTTATTGACTTGATTTGCGCGGGTGTTCCGTCCACAAACTGATTGACTTGCTGTTCGAGCTTTCCGATTTCGTCTCCGAAAGCCAGACTATCCGCAACCCCTTGTATGCTCATTGTAATCTGATTGAAATTCAGTGCTATTTTACCAAAATCATCAAATAGCCCCTTTGCTGATTTCTTTCCTGTTTTTTGCAAATCAGATAATTCTTTAGAGAGTTTACTTATTTGCGATTCAGTTCTTGCAATCTCATCGCGTATCTTCATACGCTCATCAATCAGAATTGTATTATCAAATTTCGTTTTCAGACCACTCAGTTTTTTGCCGAGTTCGTCAATGTCTTTTTTCACGCCCAAAGTTGCCGCATCAAAGGAATTGTCCATGTTTGAAAAACCTTTGACAATATCCTTTATCGGACCGGTAACTTTGTCCACCAAATTAAATATCCAATTTGTTTGCGTGTTTGACATTTTTTTCGTAATTTTACCTGAAAATAATTCGTATGATAGAGTTTGCAATCAAAGTTTTCGTAGCATTATTAGGACTTGGCATAATAATTATGGGATTAAAAGTTATCTATTTCATATTCTTTGGCAAAACCAATGGAAAGAACATAATTGATGACATCTACGACAACACTAAAAAGTAATTACGTTTTAAACATTGCCGAAACTAATTCGGCTAAATTCCGCATTTCAAAACGTTTTAACCAAAGCGCTTCGTTTACTCTGCCTGCCCACGTTTCTGAGTTCATTTCATCGGGGCTTTCTTTAAAGTAATGTCTGATGAGCGCGTTCCCTTTTGTAATTTCATCGGCGGAATCGTCATCAGACATTGATAGTTTTCTTACAGCTTCTGAAATGTCGTTTTTTTTAAAGAAACGACATTTCCCAAATCGCGCATCACGGACAGTTTCAAAGTCGTGATTTGCTCAATAGCATCATCAACATGCAATTTACACGCATTGAACAGCAATTCGGATGCTTTCACTTCGTCTGTTTTACTCTCGTGCGCAACAGCTGACATTGTTTTCATATCAGGTTCTTTGAAAAACGCATGATATTCCGCGTCGTCATCATCGGTTACGCTTACTTGAAATACGCGTCCGTTGTGTTGGTTTTTCCACTGATTGATTTTTTCCTGTGAAACAGGTAAACTTGATTTGTCCATGATTATACGTTCCAGTCTATGTGAGTAATAAATAAGTCGAACTGAATTTCAATCTTGCCTTCGCCCTGGTTGATTTCGGTTCCGTTTGATTTGAATTTAACATTTTGCAAAACATCTTTGTAGATGCCGGAGCCGTAATGATATACCACAGGAACAGGAAACGCCGGGATGTCTTGCAGGCGTGTTCGTGGCGGAAGTGAACGTTGCAACGCAATAACCTCATCTTTGTAAAGTGTAATGCTTGCCTGCGCTGTATAATTGCCTTCTTCATAACCGACCGGCATGTAACCTGCCCCGTGAACAGGATCAATGCTTCGTTCGTCGGAATATGAGATTGCGGATATACCTTCGAGCTTACGTCCGTAGAGTTCCATTTCTACGTCTGACCAACCGACTAACTTTCCAAATTTATTGACAACTTGCGGATAACCCATTTTTTTGAATTTTTAAAAGGTTTTTAAAAAGGATTTACAAGCCCGATTTCGCCGACAATTGTCTCGGCTATGCCGTCGGGCGTTACGGCTATTTGCACCACAATCGGGCTTCCGCCCAACACGTTCTGTTCAGGATTAATGGTAACAGAAACGGCACTTACATCGTCATCAGCAAGCAATTTGGCAATATTCGCATTGGTTACGGCTTCCCAATTTGCTATGGTAACAGGTGCGATATAGCCAGTTGCAGCATCAATTTTAACCTTGGAGTTCATTTTCGGAGTGAGTGCCGCTATCACGTAACGTGCCGCTTTATTCCAAACGCGATTGCGTTCTGCCGAATAAAAATCGGAACTGATTGCCGTGCAGGTCATGCCGCCGTTAAGGTAGATATACGGATAATTTTCATAACCTGCCGCAATGATATACCCTTTGGCTTTCAGTGCGGCAAGGTCGGTATTTGAATAGTCGGACACCGGCAAGCCGCTTGATAAATTGGCACTAAGCCACAATGCGTTAGCTGCATCCGTCAGCGGATAATTCGGGTTTCCCTTCTTTGTATTCGGTTTGTTGATAATGTCCACCGAACCCCAGTTCTCGGAAACTTTACGCGCGGCTGCCATGCCTAAGGTCGAACCTACGGCGGCACCGTAAATGTCAATATTTTTCGCGCTTGGTTCCTGTGCTATAACAACGTTCACATTCTCGGATGCCAAAGTGCGCAGGTCGGTTGCATTTGCAGCCGTGCCGTTAAAATGAACCCCTTCAATCACGATACCGTCCACCAAGATGTTATCATCGCGTAAGTTGTCTAAAAGTTCCTGTGCTTTCGGAACTGCGGTCAAAACATCGGCATCCAATCCGCCTGATAACGTTTCCACATAATCGCTTGCCGGATTCATAACCACACCGCAGTATTTAATTTCACGATTTGCGACACCGGAAAGGATGAGTTTTTTTAAGAACTCTTCATCTTTATCAACCATTTCGGTCAATGTCGTGCCTTGCGCCGCGAGCATAATATACAGCGTTCCGTTTGGAGCGAGACGGAAAAATTCCGAAATATGATGATAGACAAGCACATTGTTTGTGCTGTCATAATCGGCATCAATACCGAGAGCTTCGGCATCGGAAATTTGAATAAGTTTGGCAGGTGTATTTAAAGCTAAACCTGTTGCCGCAACGCCGCCGAACACAACTCCGAATACACTGTCGGAATTAGGCTCGCGCCTGCCGAGACCGCCTTGTTTTTTAAAAATGGTTATACCTTTATGAGTTCCCATGTTATTCTGATTTTGATAAATTTTCAATGTTTCCGTTCAAGGTTCGGAACGATACCTCGCAGTCGGTAATGGCTATTTCCGTTGCAATTTCGAGCTGAGTCATAAATGAATACACCTTTTGTTTGGGCGAAAATGCCTCGCTGAATGCTATGCGTTGAATGTTGCGCATAATGTAATTTACATTGTCGCGGTGCATGCTTGCAAAGCCGTGCTCACTTTCGTATATCAGCGCGTAGGCGGTGTCGCCCTTGCCGGGTAACAGTTCGGAATAGGCTTTGCGAATGTCGCGCTGATAGGTTTCTACAATTTGAGCGAGCAAT